AAGAACTATATACTAGTATATGTACTTAAATAGAACCTACTTCGTAAGTACTTTACTAAGGTATATACCCTATAAGTTAACCTAAGGTACCAGACTTCAGAAGTAATTTAATCTGAATATTTTTAACTTGTCCTCTTGACAAAGTTAAATTCAAGATTATATTATAGCTAAGTCTGCTTCAACCTTAACTTTGAACAAGCAAGGTAACATGAACATAGAGGAAATTTCCCTTGTTTTGTTCTTGTTAAGTAAAGAAAACTTTGATAAGTATTTTAAATTCATATTTGAATTGAATCTTGAACTTGAAACAAAGAACTTTCTCAAAACAATTAGAGAATATTTTCAAGAATATCCTGAAAAAGATTCTCTTTCTGTTGAAGAATTGCTTGTCTTTTTCTCAGTAAAACATCCTATTCTGAAAAAGAAGACATCATATTCTGCATATCTTGAGAGATTAGGTTCAACTCAAATAGATAATAAAGTCTTAGAAGAAAACTTAAATCATTTTCTTGAAAAATATTTTGCAAGTGAAATGGTATTTAAGTTAACTGAAGTCTTAGATGGAGAAGCGTACTCTGTTTTAGATGAAGTTCAAGACTTATTATCTGAATTTAATGAACGCAAAGTTAAGCTTAACAAAGATGAAGACCAACTTTTTGTTAAGTCTAACTTAGATGAACTCTTACAAGAAGAAGTTCATGAAGCTGGTTTACGTTGGAGATTATCCTGTCTTAATGAAAGCATCGGAGAGCTGAGAGGTGGTAGCCTTGGCCACGTATTTGCTAGAGTTGATACAGGTAAAACATCTTTCATCGTATCTGAAGTTTCAAACTTTGCATCGCAGCTAAAGGATGATGAGGTTATACTTTGGTGTAACAATGAAGAAAAGGGTAAGCGCGTACTCTTTCGTATCTATCAGTCTATACTTAAATGTAGTAAGACTGATCTCATAAACTATTCTGAAGATGCAGAAGCAGAGTTCGATAGGTTAGGCGGTAACAAGATAAAGATCTACGATCAAGCTATCATCTCAGTTGAAGACATAGATCAATTGATGAAGACATACAACGTACGTGTCTTGGTAATAGACCAAGGTGATAAGATCAGATTCTCTGGTGATCGTGATATGTCTACAGTTGATAGGTTGAAAGCTGTTTACGGTAAGTTCAGAGAACTTGCTAAAACATACAACTGTGATGTAATTGCTGTTGGTCAGGCGTCTGTTTCCGGTGAAGGATCCAAGTGGTTAAAGATGTCTGACATGGATAACAGTAAGACTGGTAAACCCGGTGAGCTTGATTATGCAATCGGTATTGGAAAAACATTTGACGATGTTGACAATCCTGTTTGCAGTATTAGATATATATCTCTGTGTAAGAACAAGATGAATGAAGGTAAACATGGCAGGTATGAAGTAGTGTTTAACGCTTCATGTGCTTTGTATACTGATAAAGCATCAGGTAGTTTCTCTGAAATGTCGAAGTCCGACGACCAGTCTCTTACGAGTAGTGGAAGCACAAGCTCTGGTTCTGGCTCACCTGTGCTGAACTCTTCATTCAGATCTCTGTTGTCAGAGGTATATGGAAACCATAACTAAAATGGAATATACTTATGTCTCAGTTTACTAACAAGGTTATCGCTCAGGCTGACATTGCTTTTGAAGAACACGTTGCTAAGCTCGAACAGGAAACTGGTCTTGCTCTTCGTGACCTGTCTCTGATTGATATGCTTAACGCGCTGAAAGCATATGAGAAAACTCCGTCTGAACCTGAGGAAGATACCCGTTCGCTTTCTCTGGAAGAACCCGTTACTGCGAAGACCGTAGCTAAGTCGAGCAAGTAAATGTCTTGGGTTGCCATTGACATCGAATGTTCTCGTGCTCCGAAGCACATGCCTTGGACTGTTGGTTCATACTTGTGCTCTGTTGGAATAGAACGACAAGATGGCACCTCAACCGTGTGGTTCTTTAACCCAAACGATAGACCACATGAAGAACTTCTTTCTGAGATTCAACAAGAGATTGACAAAGTTGATTTCTTAGTTGGTCACAACATCAAGTTTGACTTGAACTGGCTTAAGTGGATTGGTTTGAATGTCAAGGACAAACCAATTTGGTGTACAATGCTAGCAGACTATCTCATAAATGGTCAGCGTAAACTTGAATACAGTTTGAATGCTGTTGCATCACGTTATAACTTAGGTCATAAGTTAGATGCTATGGCAATGTACTGGCAAGCAGGTTACGAGACTGATGAGATTCCACTAGATATTCATGAAGAGTATCTTAAGATGGATGTACACTTAACACATGAAGTCTTTAAGAGGCAGCTTCCTCTTATTGAACGAGCAAACCTTGGCAAGATAACAGAACTCTCTTTTCGTATCACTCAGATTCTTTCTGACATGGAAGTATCTGGTGCTGCATTTGATAAAGATGGAGCCATAACGTACTGCAACGAAGCGCGCAGTCAAGTACGTAATATGGATAATCAACTTGTCAAACTTGCAGGTATTGACTTTACTCCCTCCTCTTCTTCACAACTCAGTGCTGTTTTGTTTGGTGGTTCTTTAAAGAAAGAACTTCGTGAGCTTGTTGCTCGTCAGCTTAAGAGTGGTAAGTATAAGATTACCACACGAAAAGCAAAGGTTGATATTCCTGTTAAGGGACTTGGCTTTAAAGTTCCAGAAGGATGCCTGTCTAAGAAGACAGGTTTACCTTCAGTTGACAAGAATACAATTGACTTGCTTAAAGCTAAAGACAAACGGTCTGAGTCCTTCCTAAATGTACTACGAGAACAGCGTAAGCTGCAGAAAGTAGTATCCACTATTGCTGGTTCAAGTGATGAGAATGAAAAAGGTTTGGTAGCAGCCGTTGGTAAAGACGGTAGACTTCATCCTTCTTTCAACCAGTGTGTCACACGTACTGGTAGACTCTCTTCATCAGACCCTAATGGACAGAACTTGTCTCGTAAAGGTACCAGCCCCATCAAAACATTCTTCAAATCCCAGAAAGGTGTTATCGTTAATCTTGACTTAGCTCAGATTGAGTGGCGTATTGCTGCTGAACTAAGTAAAGATCCTGTCATGATTCATGAATTAAACGAAGGCTTGGACATTCACACTGACAATGCTATTCGATTCCTTGATGCTGGAAAATATGAGCGTGGTTCAGAAGAGTTTAAACAAGTTCGTACAATTGCTAAGACAATATCATTCCGTCTTCTCTATGGTGGTTCAGCGGAAGGTTTCTTTAGAGATCAACGTATGCCTGACTATAGCTTAAAAAGATGGAGAGAGATTGTTAATGCTTTCTATCAAAAGTATCAAGGTCTGAAACGATGGCAGGATGCTAATATCCAAACAGCTTCTGCACGTGGGTATATACGTAATCCTTCTGGGCGTGTGCTTACCTTTGACGAAGAGGTAAAGTACGGTATTGAATCTGTAGATGTTAAGCAGGTTAAGAACTATCCAGTTCAATCTGGTTCTACAGATGTTATGTACTTGTGTATGGTTAAGATCTTAGAGAAGATCCAAGCTAGTGGAATCAACCCTTTGCTTATCCTTCAAGTACATGACTCTCTTGTGTTTGACTGTACGATAGAAGAAGCAGAAACTTTATGTCGTATAGGTATAGAAACATTCAAGAGTTTACCAGCACTAGCAAAAGAATACTTTGGTTGGGATATAGTGGTACCACTTTTAGGTGACTGTGAAGTAGGGTATGACTATGGTAACACTAAGGGATTTAAAGAAGAAGAGATGGATAAGATCTTCAAAGATCTTCCAGCTTTTCTCTCTTGACAAATCCTTTAGAATGTTTATCTTCTTTTTATACGCGCATGATAGGAAAAACACATGTGGTTTGTTTTTAACAACATTGAGTTGAAGCATGATCTCGTATCTAGAGCCGGTAAAACTTTCACTGGTTATGTTCTGAACGGTGAAAAGAAAGGCTATAATGGTGAACCCAACACTCCGTATCAAAAGATTCTGTTTGAGAATACTGCTGCTACGGTAATTGAACAAGGTATTGAAAGACCTAACTGTTCTGTTGTACAGTTCTTCCAGAAAGCTTGTAGACCGGGAGATATTGTCATCATGAAGTTCTCTCGTAGAGGTGGAAATATGTGGGACATAGCTTCAGTTGAAAAACTGAGCAACAGTTCAGAACTTCCCACGTATGAACCTTTGACAGCAGAGCAAGCGCAAGCTCTCAAGTCACATGGCGTTGTAGGTAGCGAAGCATCGTATGCTGCTACTGGAGCAACTCCCGCTTGGGTAAGATAAGTTAGCTTAACTCAACAAAAGAAGGCCAGTCTATAGATGTACATATGTAAGCTTGAGACATACATACACTATAGCTGGCCTTTTGTTTTGGAGAATTATGTACACGAACAAGTTCAATTTGCCCAAGGCTTTTGAGGATGCTCTTCAACCACAACCTTACGATCCTGTTGGTGCATCAGACTATAGTGCTACATCTTTGATTGATAGTCCGAGATATGTTCAGCTCTATAAACGACATCGTAATGAGATTGTCGAAGACTGCATGGACCAGTGGTATGTATGGAGAGGTAACGCAGTACATCATGAGATGGAATCAGTTCTTTCAAAGAATCCAAAGTATTTGGTTGAACGTAAGATCACTCGTTTTGACAAGCCTGAGAATGGCGACGAGTCAACATACAGACGGGTCGTCGCAAAGTTTGACCTCTATGATAAAGAGACACAGACTTTATCAGATTGGAAGACGTGTTCCGCGTATATGCATGGCAGTACGGGGAAACAAGAATGGATTAACCAGCTCAACCTTAATGCGTACTTCCTTGAGAAAGAAGGGTATCCGGTAAAAGATGTTGCTATCAACGCCATCTATATGGATTGGAGACCTCAATCTGGACGGTACAAAGATGACAAGTATCCCGAATTACCTTTCAACGAATTCCGCTACCGCGTGCTGCCTCTTGAAGAGCGCGAGTCCTACTACAAGGAACGCCTTCGCTTACACGTGGAGGCCGAATCCTGTAGCGACGACATGTTGCCAGTATGCACTGCGGACGAATGTTGGGAGCGCCCTGCTAAGTATGCCGTTTACAAGGTAGGAGCAGCGAAGGCCACAAAACTTTGTGACTCTCGCGAAGAAGCCGACGAGTACATTCGCCACAAGAGACTTGGCCCTGACTACAAGGTTGAGTATCGACCTGGGGAGAGAACAAGATGTGAGAGGTACTGTCCCGTAAAAGCTTGGTGTAATCAGTATGCAGAGTACAAGAAAAACCAACTGGGGAGCTAGGTACAAAGGTCTTGTTTATATTTACTTGTGCTTGTCTCTAAGCTTCTTCCCGTTGTCGTTCAGTTTTATTTCACGCACAGTAGGTATGCACCGCAATGTGTTGTATGATATGATGTGGCAAGTACCTTTGCTGTCTACACAGCAAGAGATGCATAAACAAGCTGCTATCAAAAGTACTACATTTTGTGGTCTACAAAATCCTAGATACAAACTTGATGGTGTATCTTCCATAAAAGGTTATAAGGCGGTTCGTCCACTTTCATGGTACACAGGGTATGTATCAAGAGGTTTTGTTAGAGAGCATATCCTACTGGTGTGTGAGAAGTTTGGTTGGACACAGCTACCAAAAGGATATGAAGTTCATCACATTGATATGAACAAGCTAAATAATGACATAAACAATCTAGCTGTTCTTACAAAAAGTGAACATGCTAAATTGCACAACCAATACAAGGAGTGGAAAGATGCTCAAGGTACAAGATAGTCCTGTATGGGCAGATGACCCTGTGATCAAGTATGCTATACAATACTCTGATGAGCAGTTCTCTGAACTGTCTAAGGTTTGGGCAGACATGGGTCTTGAACTCCATGTTCATAAGCAAGACGTTGACCCCTTGATTGATATCGTGCAGAGAGGTGAAGATGGCTACATCGTAGACGCCATGACAATTGGCGTTGGCGAATGGTTCATCTTCGATCCTATGGTCAAGGACGACTGGTACATTGCTACGAACAAAGAGTTCGAAGGAACATACATTGTAGTGGAGGATTAAACATCTCATGCACAACTTGACTCAACTCGGGAGATTTTTAAGGAGGTGATTGTGTAGTGATTCGATATGGATTAAAGATACCTGCTATAGTTACATACAGAGACAAGGGAATTGTTGATGTGCAACTAAGGTCTGGTATCAAGATTACCCTAACTGAAGAAGACTTCGTACGTTCCTTCAAGGTACTCAAGGATGTCTCTACTGTAGGAGATAGTTAGTAATGACAACGCCACAGTGGCTTCTAGCCATAAACCAATTTGTTAATGCAGTCTTTGGTGGTAATGCTTACACTACATTGTCAACACGTGCGTACATGGCACGAAGAGACAAGGGTTATGCATGGCCAGCCAACCTCCTTGACAAGTTGTTCTTTTGGCACAAGAAGTACGGAGGACATTGTAAGTATGCATACTGGACAGATATGTGTAGGTGGCAGAACTTGCATGAGTCCGAAGGTAAAGACCTTGGCAAAGTTAACGTGCCTCAAAACTAATAAGTGGGTGTAGTGTGAATAAGCTTGAACCGATGACTGTTGTGAAACATTTCAAAGGTAATCAGTACATTGTTCTTGGTGTTGCTAAACATACAGAACTGAATACTGATCTTGTGATCTACCGTAGTTTGGATGGAGAACGTAAGCTGTATGCTCGCCCTCTTGATATGTTCATGTCTGATGTAGACAAGGATAAATATCCTGATGTACAACAGAAAGAAAGGTTTGAGTACGTTGGTTCTGTTAAAGATGTCTTAACAGCGAAGGCTAAAAACTAGTGAACATTTAACGTGGGGTAGCTTAGGTTGCCCCACTTACACAGGAGTAGTAATGGTTGTTTATGTAGTTACGTATTCGCAACCAACCTACTGTGGTAATGGATGTTCCACAGACAATGTGATCGGAGTGTGTGCTTCAAAAGAACGTGCCGAACAACTTATGGAAGAACACCATAAAGAGTTCAACGAGTCCAATGAGTATTGGAGACTTGAGTACACGCAAGAAGCTTTTGAGATAAAGGAATAGTTATGTATATCGTTAAGAAGCTTGTCAGCACTGTGTGGAGCTGTGTTGCTAACGTGTACTGGACTACTTTGATTCTTGTTAACTTACCAGTTCTTTTTCTTGACGTTCTTATCAGGGCATTTACGGAGGTATAGATTATGAATTACCCTAGCTCTCTCAACGTGTTTGGTCATCACGTTGATGTAAAAATATTCAGTGACCCGATTGAAGTAGTGGAGGCCGGTGGAAACACTGATGTTGTGCTTGCACAATATGATCCTCAGACGACTACGATTTCTTTGATGCATGTGCCTGATAAACCTGCAATTGGTATGAGCAATTGTCTGCATGAAATCATTGAATGTATTGATGTTCATGCCGATCTTAAGCTCAACCATACACAGATCTCTACGCTGGCGTCTGGCTTGTACCAAGCTTTGGCTAGTGGAGGATTTAACTTCAGCGATAACCCTATTCAATAGACAAACAAATGGCAAGACTAGGTAGTAGCTGGGCAGCAACTAATCCCCATAAAGCACAAGAAGCAATAAGATTATACAAAACATTTCAGTACACTCAGCCTGAAATCTGTGCAAAAGTAGGTTGTTCAGAACATGCTTTGTATGATCTTATTTGTGCATCTTGCACAAAGGATGAAAGATTACGCGCTGCAGCTGCGTCATCAAAGCGCAGACTTTACAAGCATGGACCTCCTCATATAGTTGTAGGTGTAACTCAAGATGCACGTGGTTATCTCTATGCTAGGTGTCCTTCTTGGTGGACAGGTAAAACTACTGGTGGAAGAGTTAAAGTCCACAAACTTGTATGTGCTAAAGCTTATGGATTAACTGAAATACCAAAAGGTTTTGTTGTACACCATATAAACCATAATAGAACAGATAACCGATGGTGCAACTTAGAGCTTATGCGAGCTTCTGATCATGCTGCTTATCACAACAAAACACGAGTCCGTGCTAAAGGTAGGTAAACTTTGGAAGAACCAGCAATGAAACTGTTTCCGTTGTCGAACGGGAGCGTATGTCCTGTGTGCTCCAGTAGTTATCTGGAAATGCACAAGACTATCAACGGTCAGTTCTTTATCAAGTGTTATAGTTGCGGTTATGAATCTCCTGTTGTAGACTCTGTGGAACAAGCCAAGGTAATCTGGCTATCTTAACAGAGGAAGTACATATATGTGAGATCAATAAAAGCAACGTATAACAAGACAAGGTTTGCTTCTAAGTTTGAAGCAGAGCTTGCAAAAAAGTTCGACGAGCTTGGTATCAAGTGGGAGTATGAACCTTGTCGTATTCCTTGGCAACCCGCTGTACGGTACTATAAGCCTGACTTTAAAGTCACGCTGCCTAGTGGCGAGGAGTTCTTTGTCGAAGCAAAAGGATACTTTGATCCTTCTATGCGAAGCAAGATGGCTCAGATTCGTGAGCAACATCCAGACATGGATATACGATTCGTCTTCATGCTTGAAGACAAAGTAATATCTAGGTCTACAAAGAATCCTACTACGTACAAAATGTGGGCGAAGCGGCATGGTTATTCATGCTGGCAGCCTGATACCTTAGCTGAGAGTAACAAGAATAATGTCGAACGAAAGACTGGTAGAACAGGCAAACATGGAAGTGCTCGAAGAAGTAAAGGAAGCAATCAAAGATGCACACAAGAGGCATCCTGAAACTCATCCTTCTCTCGAACACTCGGCTTGGGTTCTGAAAGAAGAAATGGCCGAGTTGAAACATGAACTTTACAAACCAGAAAGATGGCGTGACGTTTCTGCTATTTGTGAAGAAGCCTGTCAAGTTGCTGCTTCTGCCATTCGTCTTATTGCTGACATGAAGGTTCGCAAGATGGAAGGCTACAAGGAGCACGAGCATTACCGTCACGCAGCGTAAGCTGAGGTACACATGGGATTGATGTGTTTCTTGAAAGACCACAATTGGGAAAGCACAGAGACGTGGGTCGGCACTGCTTATGATGTTATCAAAGTAGAAGTCGAACACTTCAAATGTTCTCGTTGTGGTAAGACCAAGAAAGTTGTCCGTGTCTTTGGTAAGCTAAGTAAAAAAGTTGCAGAAGATATTATTGACAATTCCACAGGAGTGGTTAATAATAGATATGTAGCTGAAGAACTTCCTGAACCGGAAGTAGTTACTCTAACTACCACAGAGGACAAACAATGCAAGAAGAAAGCAGCGTAATAGCATACAGTACTCCCGTTCTTTATGCGCTTGCAGCTAATGGTAACATTATGATATGGCAAGCTCATGTATATGAGAACGCTGATAGTACAGCCAGTATTCTTTTTCAATCAGGTTACGAAGGAAAGACTATCAAAGAGTCTTATCGTTCCTATGACAAAGGAAAGAATGCTGGTAAGAAGAATGCTACGACTGCCTTGCAACAAGCTATTAGTGAAGCGAAGTCTCGCTTTAAGAAACAGCTTGATAAAGGATACCGGGAGAGTAAGTCTGAGTTGACTGCTCTCCCTATTCGTCCTATGCTAGCGCAGTCTTACATAGAACATCAGGATAAAGTTAAAGACGATACTATCTACATATGTCAACCTAAACTTAACGGTGTACGTTGTACTGTTCAGCGACATGGAAATAAGTTGACATTCCTGTCTCGTACTGGTAAAGTTTACGATGTGTTGTATCATCACAATGCTCTGTGCAAAGAGCTGTTTGATGTTATGCCAGAAAGCTGTGTATGGGATGGGGAGATATATTGTCACGGTATGCCGTTGCAAGACATTGTGTCTGCTGTTAAAGCATACAGTCCGGCAACAAAGAAGTTACAATACTGGGTATACGATACAATAAGTGATGAACTTCAGTTTGAACGTATAGCTAGGTATCGTGCTTTGCTTGCTGATAAGAAGTACAAACAAGTTGTCGCTTGTCCTGTTGACTATGTTAAAGGAATAGAAAACATAAAGAAGAAACAAGAAGACTATCTTGCTCAAGGCTTTGAAGGATTGATGCTTAGGAAGTACAGTGCTAAGTATCGTCAAGGTTATAGATCTTATGATCTTTTGAAATACAAACAATTTCGTGACACAGAATATAAGGTCACAGGATTTTCAGCAGACGTAGAGAAGTGTATTATCTTTGAGTTCTTCAATAAAGGTAAACCTTTTTCTTCTGTACCTTGCTGGACAAAAGCTCAAAGGCAAGAAGCATATAGACTTGGTTGTATAAATCACAACCGGTGGATTGGTAAGAAAGCAACCGTTCGTTGTTCTGACTTTTCAAAGGACGGTACACCAATTGGAAATCCTGTGGTTACAACCATAAGGGATTATGAGTGAGTTTCTTCGATATGATTACACAAGCACAGAAACAACTAGGCAATCCACAAATACCTACACGGCGCAAAGATGAACCCTACTGGGGTACTTTGCCACGGATGTGCAGACTGTGCTCAAATAGAGAGGAAGCAACTCCTCCAGCGTCTTTAAAAAAGAACGGTGTCAAGCCGTGTCAGTTTTGTAAAGCGTTCGAGAAAGCTTGTTACATAGCTGCTGCTTTGTGCAGAGAAGTTGCTGAACCTCTAAACTTTAAGGTTAGAAAGAAATGAAAGACACAAAGTATTTCAAGGCAAAAGAATTTCAGTGCAAGTGTGGTTGTAATACAAACGGAATTGAGCAGTCCTTTGTAGACAAGCTTACACAGGCACGTGAAATCGCTGGTATTCCTTTCGTGATTACTTCTGGTTATCGTTGTGCAGAACATAACAAAGCTGTAGGTGGTGTTGCTGGATCTGCACATACGACAGGCTGGGCTGTTGACATCTCAGCTGGTACAGGTGAACAGAAGTTCAAAATTGTCAAAGCTCTTATTGACGCTGGCTTTACTCGTATTGGTGTAGCCAAGACATTCATTCATGTAGATATGGACTCGACAAAACCTAGTCCTACTATCTGGTTGTATTAGGAGCTCTTATGAAGTTCCGTGCTCGTTACCGTGGTAAAGGAGCCAACGGAAAATATGTTACAACTCAAATGTTTATCAACGCAGCTAACGAACTTGAAGCTAAAGAGGAAGCAAACAAGCGCATCTCTGAAGTGACAAAGCGTTTGGTAGAACGTGAAGGACAAGAAGTTGGGCATGTTGTCTGTTGGAAGATTGAACCTCATGAACAAAAGAAACGAAAGGAAAAAGAATATGTCGGTGAATAAAGAAGCTGTTCTGGATGAAGTGCGTAATCAGTTGTCTGTTGAAGATTGGGTGAAGACGATGGCAAAGGAGCATGAAGAACTTGATGAGGTTAAGGATTACGAACCTCGTTCTAATCGTCTCCTTCTTTGGGATTGTTTCTCTGACGAAGTAGGCAGACATATTGAAGAGTACACTGTTCCTCAGTACGGTGACTTCCCCGGAGACAACGTGGCGAGCTGGTCTGAAGAAGACTGCATTAAGCAGATGCAGAAGTACATGAATCGTATTGATTCTAATGCTCGTGGTGATGTTGAACGCACGCGAGATCTTCTGAAGATTGCACACTATGCTTCTCTGGTGTGGTGTAAACGTCTTGGCTTTGAAGAAGCCTTGGTTGAAGTGCGTGCTGAACGGAATGAATCTACTGCAGAAAAGGAAGAGGTGCAGAATGCCTAAGTGTTACTTTGTTTTCACCGACAGTTCTATGGAAGGTTTGTTGCAGCATAAGGCAGCTACTGGTGAGTTCGGTATACTAGACACCGCATTCCTTTGTGTTAAGGATATTCCAGACTTTGAGGAGAAAGCCAAAGTTATTACTGCTGATGACTCAGTAGTTTACATTGGGTTTGAACCTGATTGTCCTCGTGGCAAACATATCAAGCATGAACTCAACTGTAAAGTTCTTTGGTGTGACAAGGTTGCTGACTTGAAGTACTTTGACTTCTCTCGCATCTTTGTGAAGAGTCCTCAGGTCGATGAAGAAATTCCTGAACCCACGTTTGTCGGTGGAGAAGTTTAATGGACAAGACATACGTATTCTATCATGACGATGCTGATGGCCACTGTGCTGGTGCTATCTACAAGTTTCACCATGAACAAACGCCAGAAGAAGAAAGAACGACAGAACTCGTTATGTCTACCATTCAGTACGGCTATGATTCTGCTAAGACATTCCCTGTAGAAGAACAGTCTGTTCACTATGTCTTTCTTGATTTCTGTCCCAAACGTGAAGATGTCCAGATGCTTCACGATCGTGGACACACTATTGTAATTATGGATCATCACAAATCTTCTGAGTGGGTTAAGGAACTTGACACCACTGGTAAGAAAGATCCAGTTTACATTCGTGTGTACCACACTCTGTTCCAGTCTGGATGTGAACTCACGTGGGATACACTCATGGATGGCAAGAAGCTGCCACCTGCTGTCTGGATGACTGGACGGTGGGACATGTGGGACCACAAAGCTGACGAACGTATTGTTCCGTTTGTCACTGGCATGAGGCTTATCCTTACTGACCCTGCTACGGAAGATGGTTACGAGTTCTGGAAAGCTTGCTTTGACACGCTCGACTGCCTGCCTGCTGATGCTCCAGAAGAAGAGAAAGCTAAACGTATGCATTGGGATGTAGTAATGCAACTGATTAACATGGGTCAAGTTGCACAGATGTATCGTTCTGCTATTGCAGAAGATAGGATCGACAACTTGCACGACATGGTTATCGGAGGCAAGAAGTTCCTGATGCTTAATGCTGACCTTAAGGATTCTTATGACTTTCCTGTGTACAAAGTAACTGATGATTACTTCGGTTATGGTTGGTACAAATGGTCTGGTAATCTCTGGAAGTTCTCTCTGAGATCTACTGGAGAGAATGACCTCACGTCTATTGAAGGCGTAGGTGGTCATAAGAATGCTGCAGGTTTTGCTATGTTTGGTTTCCAAGATCCTAGCATCTATATAAAGGCAGCTAATGAAAGTAATTGATCCTACTGTAGTAGTATCTCTTCAGTCTGAACCACAGTTCATCATGAAGACGATTGAAGAAGCTGGTCGTACATGCTATAAAAGCGAGGACAGAATAAATGAAAATTCCTACGTGGCTTTCATCGAACGACTTGTACGTCGAGGGCACGAGGCTATGCTCGAACACGGGTACGCTACTGCACACTTTCGGATTGACCGTGGTGTCTCTCATGAACTGGTGCGTCACCGCCTTGCTAGCTATGCTCAGGAAAGTACTCGCTACTGCAACTACAAGGATAAAGACATTGAGTTCGTAAGACCAAGCTACTTGAATGAATCTTCCTACGAGTTGTGGACTAATGCTATGCTGACTGCTGAAGAAGCGTATAACCAGATGATTAAGAATGGTTGTACACCTCAGCAAGCACGAGCTGTGTTGCCTAACTCCTTGGCTACAACTATTGTAGTTACAGCTAATCTCCGTGAATGGAGAACTATCTTTAAACTTAGGTGTGCAAAAGATGCACATCCAGACATGCGATATATTATGCTTCGCTTGTTGTCTGATATGTACAAACTCTTTCCTCCTGTGTTTGAAGATATTTATCAACTGTATAAGGAAGAAGTAGATGAGTTGGATAGAGAACTTGTGTTCGTTCTTCCGTCTACGCAAGAAGAAAATCAACAAGACTCCTGAGACATGTCACTGGTATAAAGACCAGACATACTGGGATGCTTGTCACGACTGGCGAGACGGCTTTGGTAGTTGTGCAGACTGCAAACAGTGGAAACCCTCTAACGATTATAAGGAATAGACAATGACTAAGTTTGAAATTACTGCTAACTGTAATGGCAAGGACTACAAGATCAACTTCGATGTGCCGAAGGATATTACTGAGCATGACTGGGATCAGTTCTCCAAGCTCATTAAGATGGCCTGCCAGCAGATGGGTAAGTAAACTTCCTCTTGACAAATTCCTAATGAGTCTTATACTAATATAAGACACGTCATGTTACCTTAAACGTAGTTGTTAGCTACGTCAGGAATAGGTAGATGAATTAGTACCTCCCTACCTATTCCTGTTACAACGCTTAACTAACTAGAAGGTTGAACATGATGGAACAAGGCTCTCTTGCGGATCTCCTTACTCTCGCTAAGTCTGGTGACGACAACAAGCTTGGCGAAATGATGGCTATGATGAACGGTGGTATGGGTGGTCAGCAGTGGATGTGGTGGATCCTCATCATTCTGTTCGCTTTCGGAGGACTGGGTAACGGTATGTTTGGACGTAACATGGCTCCCAATGGTCTGGACAATGCTAACCAGCTTATCCTCGAAAAGCTTAATGGTATGAGTGTCGAACAGTGTGGTCAGTTCGCTCGTGTAGGCAACGGTATTTGTGACAGCACTTTTGCTATTACCAATGCAGTGCGTGATGCGCGGGATGCCGCTTCCGCCTGTTGCTGCGAAACGAACTTGAACCTCGAACGCATGAAGAATCAGGTTGAACGTGGGCAGGATATGCTGTCCCACCAGCTCTCTGATTGCTGCTGCCAGACCCAACTCCGTATGCAAGATCTTGCTACCGGTATTCGTGAACAGGCTACGGCCAATCAGTTTGCGAACCAGCAGGAATTTTGTGACATCAAGACCCGCATGGCCGCTAACCATTGCGAGACGCTTGCTGCCATCCAGGCTAATCAGGCGGCTATCCTTGGTTACATGACTCAGGAAAAGATCAGCAATCTTGAACGTGAGAATGCTGCTCTTACCATGCAGTTGTCGCAGAATGCTCAGACAAGAGCTATCATTGAAGCTCTGTCTACCAAGAGCACTACGACTCCTGCCGCCTAGTAGTTAATGCTTAGCTGAAATATTGGGGAGCTTAGGCTCCCCTTTATAGTAAAGGACTAAACATGTTTGGTGTTCCTTCTATTGAAGAACGTATTCAGGCTGCAAAGAATGAGATCGCTAATCTGGACAAGGTTAGAGAACAGAACCTCAAGGAGTTCGATCGCATTCAGGAACGTCTTGAAGCTTTGCAGGCAATGCGTAATAAAGAAGTGTCGCGAGTAGGGGAGCTCACCCTGCTGAAAGACGTACGGGATGGTAAGCTCCTCGTACTCGATGTGAATACTATGGAACCTGCCCGTATTAAATTCCTCTAAGGAGGTGCCTTATGGCTTGTGGCGGCAAGAAGAAAAAGAAAGGTAAGTGACTTGACAAATTAAAAAGAGTGATTATCTTATAATCAAGAGCGACAGTTGTGCATCTGGCTGTACTCTGAGGTGTCTTGTTATTGAAACTAGGTTCTAGCATAGCCGCTAAACCAGCTATCAAAACTTGTCCCTTTTTGGTTGCTTCTTCTGCGTTACATGCACATGTCTAAGGCTGGGCCCCCTATGCGAAAGTGTAGGGGGTTTTTATTTTATACAGAGGAAAGGTTATGTCAAAGCTTACCACACTCGCTGAATACGTTCATACATGGGCACCGATAGCTACGCAACTTCTTACATCTGACAACCCTACTGTTAAGATGTACGGTGTAAAGATTCAGCAAGAAGTAGATTCAAAAAGAAAACTTCTTGAGGCTGAACTTAAAGAAGCGAAAGCTTTCCTTGGTCTTGACTTAGCTACACAGGAAGCTAAGCAGCCACCAATTAAACAAGAAGAACATCATAAAGATGTAGAGCATTCGACTCTTTGTGGATGTACTAAAACAACAAGTAAAACAGAATGCACAATTACAATCGAATAAAACAAAGAACCCCCTAAGAACCACTTGGCTCCTAGGGGGTTTTCTTTTTACTTACCTTCAGGCATGTCAGCAAGTAACTGTTTTATCTCATGAACACGCGACACGTTGACGCCATTCTTTAAAGACATGATCTCGGCAAACTTCTTAAAGCCAAAGGCAGAAGACACACAGATACCAAATGCTATCTGATACCAGTCAGGCATAGCAGCAAAGGTATTAAATCCTTCTGTAACCCACTCTGATGTCCAAGGACACCAAGCGAGGATAAGCGGCATAGAGATCACGATTGTCCAGAACTCATCCTTCCAACCAGAATTGTCGAGGGAATCTTTTTCCCACGCAATATCTCCCACCACTCCAGACTTGTACAAGTCGATCTTAGCTGCGGCCTTAGCTTTAGCTACTTCGATCTTGCTTTCAAGTTCTACCTCTTTAAGCTTTTGCTTGCTCTCGAACCATCCCACAATACCTGAGACAATAGACTCTATAGGTTTTGCTATTAGGTTCCACATGATTTAATCCCGATAGTCAAGACCTGACTGATTAGCTATACGGTTAAGCTCTTTCATGAGGAACTCACGCTGCTTTTGCAACCGTTCCTTTTCCTCGTAGAACTTCTTACCAGTAGACTTGTTCTTCTTTTCATTCTCCTTCTCAAGCTTGCGTACATTATTAAGTCTAGAAGTAATAGAATCATACCTGCCCTTAAGAGCTTGGATGTTTCTATTCTTCAGCCTAATTTCTGTACGTTCCTCAGGCGACATCGTTTGATCTTTCTTCGCCAAGTCAAGCTCATTCAAACCAGTCTGAATCTTATTCCGTATCTTACTGAACTCATTAAGTGTATCTCCATAACCAACCTTTCCAAAGAAAGAGTTAGCAATAGGAACATTCTTAAGTTCAACAGGAGCACCGGTCACAGGCGAGGTCAAGATGCCAAGGGCTTGAGTCACAACTCGACCAAGACCACCCATGTAAGATTCAGTAAGGTGTTGAATAGTTTCAGGAGAAATGTCAATAAAACCAGACTCAACCTTAGAACCAAACGTCCAAGAGTTAAGTGTCTCTGCTACAGCACGACACCACATAGGGTTAGTACCCCAGTACTTTTGGCTATCTGGTACTTCACCCTTAAAGCTATGTGTACTTTCTGGCATAAGCGCATAGCCAAAACTATTCTTGTTAGCTGCTACTTCTCCAATAGGACGGAAGATAGTAGGCAAGAAGTTAAGCAGAGATGCACCACCAGTAGGATTAAAGTTATCGAAAGATGCACCAAAGATCTTAGACGCAGCGGAGGAAGGCTTAACACGTCCATTGATAACACCTTCGATAGCATTACCAGCTACCCAGAATATGTTGTATCCATAAGGCAAAGGAATCTTTACGTAACCACCATCTCCAAAAGGAGAAGGAATAATAAAGTTACTGTCCTTTACATAGTCTGGAATTTTATCGTACTTATTCACACCGTCATCATCGTCACCCATGAGCCACCTACACAGCAATGCATGAGGAATACCACAAGCAATTGAGTATGCCATGAAGGCTGCAGTACGCTTAGCATTAGTAGCAAAGCTGTCACTACGACGCCACAAGTTCCGAAGAATACGGACGTTACCTCCAATGTTAGCAGAGGAGAATGCCCACAGACTATTAAACAACGGAGCCCAAGAACCCTTACGTGTAAAGTTCACAGTAATTTCAAGAGCTTCGTTAGCTGCACGTTGGTGTGCAGTTTCCATCATCATCTGTACCTGCTGAGGAGACCAGTTGTTACGCCGTGCTTCCTGAGCAATATGATTGTCAAACTCTTGTGTCAATGCTACAAACACAGAGAAGCGAGTAGCATTTTCAGATACGTCAGAGATAGAATCCAAATACTTAAGAGCACTGTCAAGAGTCTTACGAAGATTACCCTTCTGCTTGGACAGTTCTCGTACATCTTTGTACATGGTCTTGTAGTCATTAGCAAGGAACATACGAGTATGTCCACCAAAGTCTACAAAGTTCTTGTACATTTCCTTGAGATATGCAGCATCCTTACCTGTATATTCCTTACCGTTCAATTCTGACCAGAGGAACTTAACCATACGGAAAGATGTAGCATCCTTGATAATACGAGCACGAATGTTGTTTTCCTTACCAAGCAAATTGTTTGCTTGTGCCTCAGATATAACATTACCCACGTTAAGGATAGCAGTCTGAATATCTCTAGGATAGTTCTTAATAGCAAATACAGGGTTATATGTAGTCAACAAAGAAGAGAACTTCTGTGTAATCTTACGAATAAAGTCGATGACTGCACCAGTCTCAACTGTATTCTCATTACGCAACGCAGCAGCAAGAGCAACATCTCGAATACCTATACGTTGCCTGTTACCCTTCTCGTCAACTACGTTGATAAACTTCAAGCCTTCACCAGACATGCTGTGCTCTTTACGTTCATAGTAAAGAGTACCATCTCCTTTTTCAGACATACGGAAGTATGGTCTGCCCTTCTCATCTCTCGGAGTTGCGATCTCCCAAAGATCTGCATTCGGAGCTTCCCTTACGAGGTTAAGCAGTCTACGAGACACATCATTCTTTTCGCCAATGTTTACAGTGTCCATTATCTGTAACAGCAGATGCGTCGTCGGAGATTCTGCAAGACCTTCCCGCCCCTTTGCCTTCTTCACAAACTCCCGTCCACCAACAGAGATACCTGCCTTAGAACGCTTGTGTGCATAGTCAGGATCAAGATCGTCTACAAATTCTTCCCAGTTCTTCAAAGGTACATAATGCTTGTATGTAGCACGAAGCTTGTCAGTAAGTGTCTTTGGAACAAGTCTGTACCTGTCAAGCATATCCAGATGAAATCTGCCAAGCTGGTCAAACTCAGCAGCAATCTCATTGATACCTTCAACATCTGAATACTTATCAATGATAGCTTGAGCTTGTTGATCTGTCAAACCAGAAGGAGACTCCAACTTATTCTTGCTACGATAACGTCTGTTAATCTCAGCGTTACGTTCGATAGCATGACGAGCCATCATGAACTCATCAAGTGCAGCCCAGATTGCATTAACCCTATCCTGTTCAGTAATCTTTCGTCCTGCTCTACGAAGTTCATCAAGAGTTTGTGTTACAGCAGGAATGTCCAGTTTACCGATACGTTCACACAGAGGAGCAATCCTTTGATTCATAATGTCAGTACGAATACTGTTGATTCTATTAACCAGACCAGTCAAATGCCTGTAAATATTTGTAGCAGGCTTAATGATGTTCTGACCTATAGTATCTTTAATGAATCGCTGAACAACTTGTACTCGACGATACTTATCGTACAACCCTTCAACAGCACGTTCAAAGCCAGTGTGCGAAATGATCTTACCATCCATACCTACAGACTTACCAGTATTCCTGACTTTAACCATACGGTCAGTCCAAGTCTGCTGATTCATCTGTTGCTTCTTCCATTGTTCAAGATACAAGGGAGGCATATCAGTATAGGTAGTATCGTCATCAATCATGAAACGAACTTCAGGCTTACTGTAGTTAGGAGTAGAATGACTAATGTCATCGCCTTCAAACAAACAGTAACTCTGATTGTTGTTATAAGCAAAGGTAGTTCCAGCTACACCAAGAGAACGTAGAGTCTTAGCCACAGACTTAGAGTCACCAGACTGAGACGCAAGATATTCATAAACATCCTGCCCAGTAACTTGTGCAAGATAGTCCTTGTTCTTCATGAAGTTGTTGTAGTCTTCTCTATTCAAAAAGACACCAACTTCCTTACCCATGAAGTTTACATGAATACCATCTTGCATAGCTGTAGCCTTAGGAGGCATACGTCTAAACAAACGAGTAAGGTGTTCAGACACATATCTTTGTTCAGACAAAGGACGTTCCCAATTAAGGAACTGTTCAAACGAAGGAGCGTAGTTTTTGTAGATCTGTCCAGGAAGACCAGACTGCTTGTTGTTGAACCTACGATAATAATCTGCAAGCTTTACAGGTGTAGAAAAATAAGTTCCCCAACCATAAGGTGCAGTGAAATCGTCAGGGCCAACAAGGTCTACACGTTCATACTGAGGTGCAACATCCTTCATGTCGTTAGACATAAACATAGCACGACCCCAGATAGTGTAGTTAGAAGAAACACCCTTAGGCTTCTTACTAGCAAGGTTCTGTGCAGAGGCTGCAAGCACATCCTTAATGTCTGCCTCAGTTACATAACCATCTACCCCAAACAACTTCTGATAAAGCTTACGAATAAACTTATACAGATCTCTAATGATGGGAAGACGTTCTAGCAACGAACGAGGAGACTCACGTTCTGCCAACCATGCAATAAACTCTTCTGTACGAACCAAGTCATTTGCATTCTCGTAGGCAGGACGAGCACGTTCAAAGTCTCTCCACAACGGAGTACCATAAGCATCTCGATACACAGCAGCCATAAAGCCCGTAAACTGACGAGGCGTCATGATAGCACGAAGACCGTAGTGGGCTACACCTTCATGCATCATAAGTCTGACAGCTTGTGCTTTTGACTTAACACGGTCAGCAAAGATATAGATCTTACCGTCGCAGTACATAGCCTGAGGAATAGACTTCTTGTTACGTGCCCTAAAGGACATGTTAACAAGAGCATCATGCACAGCTACAGGTACGTTACTATCTGTAACAGAAGAACAAATAGACACAACATCTTTAAGACCAGGAAGCTGGCTAAGAATATTCTTAATCCAATCATACACTTGCTGTGTCTTTTCAGAAGCAAGCTCAAAGTCTACTTCTTGTTCTTGCTGAGTGTACTGTTCAAACGAACGTCTCTGTGTTTCTATGTTAGAACGAATCTGTTTAGATCTCTGCTCTTGCTTGTACATTCTCTGAAGCTGTTCTGCTTCAAGATCACGACGAGCCTGAGATGTTTGCTGCGGGATAGCTTGACGTTCAGGAAGATTACCATCAAGAGCATTATCCATACGCTGCTTATCAGCAGCAACCTTGAGATCAGCTTGATATGCAGGAGATGCTTCATACGCACGCTGCTGTTGTTCAGCAATCGTGTCACGCATGTACTGTTCAGCTGCACGCCGGTCAGTATCAATCTGATTGTTTAGCGCAGCAGCTTGGTCAAGTGTAACATTCTGCTGAAGAGCACCATACTGAGCAGTGAAAGAATCTGCTGCAGGAAGAGCAGCTTGCTGATTACTTGTACCCAACTGAGCAGCTTGCCAGTTACCAAAGTCAGCAGCCCAGTTAAGATCTTCATTACCAGTCAACCGAGCTTCTTGCTTAAGAGTATGAACATTCTTAAGGATAGCATCAATACGATCTTGTACTTCTTTATCAGCAAGATCCTTAAGTTGCTTCCTCAAATCAAGTTCAAAAGGAACAGCAGGGTCTAGCTTGTCAGCCTTAGTAAAAACATTTTCTACTTCATTCTGAATAACACTAAGGTCTTGTGTGCGCGCAGCACCACGAGCCATGTTAATAGCAGACCTACGTGCATCCACACGAGCACGGCTAAGATTAGCCATGTCTTTATCAAGACGAGCAAGTTCAGAAGTTACCCATTCATACTGTCTGTCATTCCAAGGAATAGCACCTTGGTTGAGAAGATCAAGAAAGACATTCAGTTCGCCCTTTCGTACGTGCATCTTAGACAGACGTTCATCCGCACGATTAAGCTTTCTTTGTACGTACTGATTTGCATCTTGAATACTGTTAAGAATCTCTGTATACTTAAGCGGATCTTTCTTAAAGAGAGCTTCTTGGTACAGACGATCATCAACAATTTGTTCTGCAGTAAGATTAGAATCGTAACCAAGATTCTTAAAACGTTCAGTCACAGTTTCTCTGAAAGCCTTACGAGCTTTCTTATCAGACTCAGACAAGTCCTTTTCAAACTGTTCCTTTCTGTTCTTAATATCGGTACGTTCAGCTTCAGCAAGACGAGCAAGCTGAGCAACATACTTCTGCTGATCTTTTTCAAGACGCTTAATATATGCGTCCTTTGCTTCTTGTGTAGAAAGCAAAGCATATTCAGGAGAAGTACCAGCACGTGCAGTTTGCAGCTTAGCCTTTGTAGACCTAAGCTTATTTACAATCGGGTTACGTGCTTTAGAAAAAGATTCTTCAGATGCAGCTACTGCGTCTTGTGCTTCCTTACGAATAGCATCCCGCATCATGCTTTCACCCTTGCTGATCTGAGTGAAAGGATCTATCTTAGTAAGTTCATCTTGATATGTAGCTTGCAAATCAAGAGGAGCTTGGTCAGGATTAACGTAAGGAATGTCAGTTCTTGGTGCTCTCTTGAACAGGTCAGTCATTACGCTAGCACCACCAGAAGCAGCACCAACAAGAGCACCAGCAACAGCAGCCTCAAACATCTGGTCAAAGTCTTCAGGATTAAGCTTAGCTCTATCATCCTGAATCATACTGTTAACAGCACCAAGCCATTCCTGTGTGTACTCTTCTGCACCTTCACCAATCATTGCCTTGGGCAAAGACTTAGCAGACTGAAAGAGCTTTTTCTTAAATGATTCTTCTACTGAGTCAGGAACCTTTACACCAGTAATCTTACGCAGCAGTTGGCTTTCACCACCAAGCAGAGTCACAGCAGACTGAAGTAGACCAGTACCAATATCCATACCCGGATTAGAAGTAAGCAGACCACCTTCAGCATAATTACCAGAATAGTTCTCGCCAGTATTCAAAACAAATTCTGGTACCATTGCGCCTACTTGAGCACCAACAGTAGCTGTAATAGCTTGTGTTGCAGCTGCACGAGCTTCGTTCTCAGCAACACCAGCAGCAATAAGTTGAGCAGCTTTCTTGTCGATAGCCCCTGACAGAGCTCTAGCAAGAACTTGCTTCCCACCCGCAGCACTAGCACCACCAAGACCACCAACCAAAGACATAGCGATGTTCATGCTTTGTTCGCCAAGAAGACTAGCAAAGTAATCACCAAACTTCTGGATACTATCTACATCCTTATAGGATTCAACAGCAGCCTTAAGTTCAGGAGCTTGTGCTTCATCCATCTTTTGCTGAGCATAAAACATCAAGTCACCGGCAGTTTGTTCGTGACCAGTAATGTCAGCAAGAGCAGCACCAGCACTAGCAGCTAGAGCTTGTGTCTGTGGAATAGAACGAAGAAAACCCTTTACAAATTCTCCACGTTCAGGAGTAGGTTCTTGAACTTCAAAGGGTTGAGAATAACCAGAGTAAGCTGGCATCTCTTCTTCAAAAGAAGTAAACTGAGGCACAGCAGCTGCTACTCTTCGCATACTTCCACGTATGCTAGGACTACCAACAGAAACAGAAGCATTAAACGTTTGTCTGGGGTAGACAGCTTCATGTGCCAGAGCTTCTTGTAAAGGGCCTTGTTCGGTCAGGCCCGGAACCATCACAACACTATACGGTTGTACACCAGAATTAATAACAGGAGCAGCTTGAGCACGAGCATACGCATCTGCTGCAGAATTATCCGTATTCAAAACACCATCCAGTGCCATAATAGAATACCTTTCTTTGGCCCATATTTCAATTCTGAGGGCCTTAAATTAAGTTATTGAATAAAACCATACCTGCGTGCATATTCAAGCCTTCTAGCCTGCGCAGTGGCTTGCTGAGCAGCAGCTTCAGCTTGTCTTTGTTCAACAGCTTGCTGTGCTGCCATAGCCTGCTGACCACCATAGTTCATACCAAAGTTGTTCATGAAGGTAGGAGCAGGAGTAACTCCAGACATCTGCAAAGAAGGAATTGTAAAAGGCGTAGCCATCGTCTGGTCAAACAGCATAGCATTCTGTGCAGCAGTCGGAGAATTACCGTAGACAATCTCTTCGTTGTACGCATACGGCAACGTAACACGAGGACCATAACGACCCTGAAGAGAAGTCATTCCGGCATAAGCATTAAGAGCAGCAGTCTGCTGTTCAGGTGTCATCTCAGGCCAGATATAGTTACCGGTAGAAGAATCAATACTAGGAGCCTTGCCAGTAGCAGCAGTTACAGCCTGCGTCCACTTAACAAGATCCATGTTCTTCGTGTTCTCCATAGCACCAAGTCTAAGGCGAGTATCGGCATCAAGGTTTGCTTTGTACATGTCTGCATTAGCTTTTGCTTGAGCAGAACCAAGCGTAGCATTGGCACTCATAGAAGCAGAACCCAACTGGGCATTAGCTCCGATGTTTGCAACATCAACAGCTTTCTTCCAGTCAAATCCCTTTTCTTCCCGCATCTTCGTCATTTCAAAAGCACGTTGCTGAGCAGTCTGTTGTGCAGCTACAGACGTAGCGTACGTCTGGTCAATAGTATTACCGAGCTGCATTAGCTTAGCAATACCATCCATACCAGTAAGAGGCTTCTGACGAGCAACCTCTTTACCATCCTTAGACACAATTACTACTTCACTTGTAGTGGGATCTACAGTAACCTTACCATCAAAGTCACGATAGATAGTATCACGCAGTACGTTAGCTGTACCAGTAGGATCACCTATCAGGATACGTTCACGGTTGTTAGCGATAGACTTCTTTGCACCACGAGCCTGTTCATTCACAGTACTCAAATAGTCAGCAGCAGCCTCAGCTTCTTTCAACTGTGCATCCCACAGCTTACGTCCAGCAAGATAGCGATCGTTGTCTTCTTTTTCTTTACGTTCGCTTTCCCACATCTGTCGCCCTGCATGAAGGGCAAGTCCAATCGAAGGCATTACACACTACCTCCAGTAAGATATTGCAAACCACGTGCAGCACCGTTCCAGCTGTTCTGCGCACTGGTGTTATACATACCAGCAAGACTAGCAGCACTACCACCAGAACTGCTAAGGCCAGACAGAATAGACGAGCTGTTCACAGAAGGAGTAGCTTGATACGTCTGCAAAGATGCACCCTTCTGGTAATTCAAAGCCTGAGACTGACGAGACAGAGCAAGGTCTTCTGCTTGTCTAGAAGCCTGCGTTCTAGCCATAGCTTCAGACAAAGCCTGCTGCGAACCCATACGATTCATGTAGTTCGCATAAGCACCAGAGCTAGCGTTTATACCAGCCATGCCCATAGAACGTGTGTCTTGTTCACGTTGCTGTGCATAACCAGCAGCAATGTCAGCAGTAGCTTGTTGCATCAGACGGTCACGAAGAACGTCTTCACCTTCAGTCAACTTACGAATAACAGACTTTTCTGTTTCCCTATAAATAGGATCAAGTTCTCTTTGCTGTTGAATATCCGCAAGTCCTCTATCTACCGCATACTGAGCCTGTGCTTGACCAAGAGGTCTAAGCGTTTGAAGATCTTCCATAGCATACTGTATGTTCAAGTCTTCAAGAGGCCAGTACTTTTCCTTCTGTCTATCCCAAGCTTCCTGTGCATACTCGTCCTGTTTCTCAATAGAACCAAAAGCAAGGTCTGCATATTTTGAGGCTTGGTTAGCAGATTGAATACCAGAGTAGATGTCGTATCCTGTGGCAGCAAGATTACCTACAGTACCGAGAGCACTCCAAGTATCGTCCCAAGTCCAGTTATCAAAAAGTCCCATATGTTAAATTCCTTTTTGTAAGTGACTCCAGTAGTTACCAACCACCACTGTCACCACCGTCATCGCCACCACTACTATCGCCGCCATCGGAACCGTCAGAACCATCAGAGCCGTCGCTACCGGAGTCGCCTCCATCACTGTCTCCGCCCATACCGCTGCCACTTCCCATGCCACCGTCAGGGCCAGAGCCACCTCCGCTGTCGCCTCCGCCTTCTCCACCATCGCCACCATCGCCACCGTCGTTGCCGTTGTCACCGCCGTCGTTGCCTTCGCTGGCACCACCTTCACCAGTCGTACCGCTATCGGAAGAAGAGGCACCACCTGAGGTGTCACCGCCAGTAGCTGTACCACCAGCAGTATCAGACTCAGCAGCAGAAGTAGAAGCAGACGTGTCACTGGCTGTGCTTTCAGAAACACCACCCATGTTGGAAGGACCGCCTATGTTGCCATAACCACCAAAGCCCATATTGTTAGACGGACCGTGGGACATAGCACCACCACCAGTAGGACCACCAACACTTGTGCCAGCACCACCAGCGTCTGTACCGATACCTCCAAAACTACCAGTAGAAGCAAAGCCACCGGTCGTACTACTAGGACCACCAAAACTACCAGTGTCTTGACCAAGATCACCGAGGCTAGCCATAGCTCCAGCATAAGCAGCTACAGCAGGACCAACCATGTCTCTACCCCACGAAGAAGTAGGATTAGCAAAACCGATAGAATTGGTAACAGCAGACATAGCGTTAGTCTTAGCTTGATCACTCAAAGACTTAGAATCAGCAATAGCATCATTCATAGCTTGAGCCAAGCTAATATCATTTATAGTAGCCATATCCTGATTGTGTGCGGCTAGAGAACCAGCGTAAGCAGCACCAATCTGTCTACCAGTAATAGTACCGAAAGCATCTTCAAAAGAGTCTCGTGTAGCTTCTTCGTCACGCATACCTAAAGCGTCTGCAACAAGACCACCAAGAGCAGGCCCAACAAGGCCACCGAGGAGACCGCCAATAGGCCCAGCCAAAGAACCAAGTAAACCACCAAGCATAGCACCTGTAGTAGTACCTGTGGTCATACCCATAGCTGCGGCTGCTGCTTTACCGGCAGTAGCACCAAGAGCACCAGGTGTACCAGATAAGCCAAAACCAAGAGCAGCATTAGTAGGAGCACCAAAGCCCATAGCAAGACCAGCCTTAGCTGCAGCACTCAAACCCATGTCTGCTAGACCTTGAGTCATAGCATCCATAGCTGCTTTATCTGTGTACCCATGACCTTGGTTAGAAGATCCAGCACTGTTACCCTTACCGGAACTACTTCCACCAAAACCACCACCAAAGCCATCACGACCGTCGCCACTAGTAAACTCTTTGCCTAGAGTTGTACTTTTGTTAGCACGTTCATTGTCTTCAGCAGACTGTTGTCCAGAGTAACGGTTCTGGTTTTCTTCCCACTTTTGTCTCTTTGACTTACTACTCGAACTACTCTTTTGTGTAGATCCACCGGTAAGACCGTAACCACCAAAGAAACTACTGTACAGCGGAAGCATCGTAGTGTACGATGGGAAGTAATAACCATAACTATTCATTATGTCCACCTCCCAAAAGCCAACACTAATAAGCTTTTTGTTTCTGTTAGTTGCGAACCTTGTAATGTAGACGTTTGGATATTAGCACGTCCCTTTTCTTTTTTCCACACACTTGTGTGTGGTATTTGTGAACCAGTACCTAAATTATCAATTGAAGAAACAACAACATATGCAGTGTCAATAAATTCTACAGGCCATGTAATTGTTTTACCTGATACATTAGGACTTAAGGATGTGCATAATCCTTGAATAAGTTTACCACCTGGAAGTTTTACATACCAACCGTCTGTATCATTACCACCTGTGACAACGCCTTCATTATCTATACGAGACGACAAAGCGTTGACTTGTTCTTGCAAAGATTTTAAGGCAGAGTTAACAGAAACAAGGTATTCATAAGTAGACCAGTCATCAGTATAGGGAACATCTGAAAGTTGTACTTGTTTTACTGTTGAAGTTGTAGCCATTACTTAGCATCTCCTTCGATTAGTTCACCCATACTAGAAGCAAGCGTTATCGAATGAATATAAGCATTCGACTTAATCTCAACCTCGATAGTCTCACCTCTGAAACCAGAAGGAAGTCTAAAAGGTTTAGAGTCCGCTACTTCTCTAGAATACTTAAGCTCACCATCTACATAGTAGTTAAAGATAGTAGCGTCCGCTAGTTCGAGCTCATTAGTTTTGCACCAACCATTTATTGGCTGTCCATTCATGACACGGGCCGCGAGACTAGAACCAGTTAGTTTACCTTCCCAAACATGATCATCTTCTTTCTGTTGAGATTGGGAAGTCATCATGACACGGGCCGCGCTCAAAGTAAACAAACCTTGAGGACTAACGTTGATCTTAGATCTCCAACGGAAAGATTTGTTTACACGTGAGTCTGAAGCAAACGAACAAAGACTGTACTGCGTACCGTTGTCTAGAGGATAACATACATACAACTGTGATTGTTCTATATCATTATACACAACTTTAGCAGGTTGTGTTGTATAGACAAGACCAGAAGATACAATGCTATTGTATACCGTACTATATGTATAGCTATCTAAGTCAAAAATTATACCAGCAGCGGTGTCTGTAGGATTAGCAAAGAAACCATAGTAGGTGTTATTAAGAAAAGCACCTTTCAATGAATCAGGATTCAATGGAAGCCACTCGTCTTGCGTAATCAACTTCTCTGTAATAAAAGTAGGACTAGTACTGTTGATAAGTACCAAGCCATTCTGACTAGCAAAAATAACACCATTACGAGTATTTACTATAGAGTCTGCAGACACACACGGACAGTTCTCTTGAATAGCTTTTGTTGTAGGACTAGAAGGATCCTGTACTACAATAAGTACAGGAGCAGCTTCTGTACACACAACAATAGTATTACCAAAAGAACCAAGACCAACGATTGGATAGTCGATTGTCACGGTGTATTCGTACGGCCAAGCGTGCGGAGAGTTCCAGTCAGAAACATAAATAGTAGAATCTTTGTAAGCAGCGAACAAACCGTTCTGCAAAGATACTAAACCTTTGAGACCTTCTACTGGAGCATCCCAATACATAGAAGGACAGTACTCACCTAAGTCTGCGCTAGTCTTAGAATCAACATACTCATAGTGATCTGTCTGCCATGTAGCTGCTGTGTTATTTGTAGTTCTATTTGAGTTAACATCAAACTCGTCAACAAAACTATACAAAGCTTGACCAGCAGAAGTAACTTCTGATCTGTACACATACACCTTGTTGATGCCAATTGCTGCACCATCTACTTCATCAGTAAGAGGATCAGCGATCTGTAACTTTACAGTTTGTCCCGGTCTAACATCAACAGTTAGATTCTTACCTTCGTTTGCAGTCAAAGGTTGACTAGCCTTACCTACGTCGATAGTACCATCAATCCATTGTCTTACATAACAATAGATGTAAGACCGTGCTTCAATATCACCTTCACCCGTACCATCAACACTCATGATAGAAGATTGCTTTGGTTCAGGTATACCAGCTTTGTAGTAGTTACCTTCTGTTTCATCAAGACCGTTATTATAGTCTTGATCTTTCAGCAAAGAACTATCTGTAACAAAGAACCCATTCTCATTCATGAAGTAGATACGATTGTTCTCGTCATCATAAATAGGACTCTTTGCAACACGTGTGTTATATGGCCACATTAGCCAGTGATAGTTTTTGTTCTTCCATTTATACCGATAGATAGTCTCTACAGTAGTAGGTATATACTGCAAGATCTCATCGGCATAGTGTGGGCGAAGCTCTCCACTCCACAGCTTAACGTCGAGAGCTTCCTGTGCAAGAGTAGCGGGCAAAAGCCGTGGAGCCAAACGAGGAGCAATCCCGCTAAACTGTTGGAATGTTAGTTTCATGTTAGCTCCTAAGCATTAGCTTTAGCAAGCTTTTGGTTAGCGAGCGTGTCTTCTTCTGTATAAGAATCAACCAAAGCAATAAAGTCTTGAGTTGGATTACTCAACAACACATCTCGCTTCTCACGTAAATACTTCTTACGTTCTTCATACTTAGTCAGCTGTTCTACATCAGTAGCGTTTGGTTCTTGCTGATTATTTTGAGCTACGATAATAGAAGCCAATGGACGACTTTGCAACCTATCTAGATAGTCCATATAACCATCAAACAACTCTTTGTTAATTTGCCAAGTAGTTTTAGGCGTAACAGCCGTAGGCTTAGGAGTGTCAATCATGTCACCAATCTGAAGCCACGGAGAGTCATCAATGTTTACACAAACCGAGGTGTCAGGAACAAGACTATCATACACAATGATATTATTAATCTGTCCTTCACCGATAAGAGTAGCATATCTGTACATTATAAATCCCACGTACTGGTTATAATAACAGCACCAACCTGGCCTGCTCCGTCATTATCTGGATGCGTATGGGTGTCATTAGCCCACCCAGGTGTAGCCCACCCAGTAACCGCCATCAGATCTCCTGATGCTCCAGCGCCACCACCACCAGCGATATAACCGTTGTATGCCGAGCAACCCCCACCACCGGCAGCATTACCTACCTGAGAGTTACCTTGACACGCGCTCGTTGGATAACCGGCACCACCAGAACAACCTACGCCAACTCCAGCTTCTCCAGGATCACAATAGCGAGACTTACCGCCAGCACCGCCGTTTGAATAAGTACCAGAACCGCCAGCACCGCCAGGATTATCTACACCACCATAGCCATCCTTCTTTCCACCTCCGCCCCCACCAGCAGATACATTTACAGATCCACCTGTGACAGACGAAATTCCACCAGCTACACCATCTGAAGATATAGCAGTCTGTGCAGCGCCACCAGCACCTACAGTATAAGTAAGCTTAGTACCAGAATTAATAGATCCTTGCCACCTAGATATACCACCAGAGCCACCGCCGGAACCAGCGTAAACATAAACAATAAACAAAGGTGCGCTACTAGAATCAAACACCATATGGCCAGTACCACCAGAACCGCCACCACCAATAGCAACAACTTCATAGGTTCCAGTATAAGGAACACTGTAAGAACCAGAAGCACGGAAAGTCTGACTTACTGCAGTAGGAGTTGTAGTAAACGACCAAGTATTAGAGGTCGAAGACTTAGTTAAATCGTCTACTCCAGCAGTGCCACCAGTAACAAACCAGTTGATCACTTTCCACGTATACTTAGTATTATGAGAAAGAGTGTTAGCAGGAACACTATAAGATGTAGCATTAGTGCCAGCATCCTTAGTGTACACTGTTGACCCACTCGAATCCATAATAACAAGACGTGTGTAGGAGTTAGTATTCTCACCTACTGCAGAAGCATTAACCCAAGTGTAAGACTGGGCTGCTTCTACTCTAACCAGAGTAGCACTGTTTGTAGGCTTAACTAGTACAGGTTGATCTGTGTACTTATGCATGATAGTAGACACAGTAGTAAGATTACCATCTACCCAACCAGTAAGCGTACCATGTGTATTACACCGTAACCTAAAGGTACCGTTATAATCCAGAGTATTAGCTGGAATAACGTACGAAGAAGAATAGGCTATTTCACCTGAAGTATGTACAACAGTATCGCTGTCTTCTTCAAGTACATCTACCTTCATCTTATCAACGGTCTGTCCAACTACTTCTCCAAGAGCAATATTAACTGTCGTAGCAACAGAAGGGTCAAGAACAGTATTAGCTACAGGAGACGTAATAGACGCAGGATCTAAGCTTGCTGTTTGTCCGTAAACAACAAGAGCAGAAGACCAAGGTGAGAATACACTTAGGTTCGCAGCAGTATCTTTTCGTACGTCTCTAATACGTATGTAGTTTATAACTGAAGGATTATCAAACTCAAACTTGTCTGTTGGTATATTGTATGTTGTTGCATCTCCAGATACACCTACAATAGCACCACTAGAAAAATCAACATCAGTAGAAACCTGATACTGAAAACTTTTTACTTCATAACTAGGTGTAGAAGTACTGCTATTCCAAGAAATAGCAAACGTTGATTCATCTGGCGTAACAGTTTGGTTCTGTTCAGAAACCCACGTGGGAGCAGTAGTAGTTACAACCGTGGTAACATTTACAATCGGCAGTCTTACATACAAAGTAGCAGTCTCTAAATCTTCACTATCTGACCAGTAACTTTGCATAGTAAAAGAATTATTCCAAGGTAATGTAGCTCCACCGGTTCTGTTCTCAGACCAAACGTTTGTTTCTTCTTTTGTTATTACAATGGTTGTAAAAGGACGCCCATCAGCATATTTTATTTCACCAATAAAATAGTTAGGCATGGGAAACTGACGGACATCATATGGGAACGGTTTAGCAAAAGTAAAAGCAAACTCTGGGCTAGTACCTGATGTAACGGTGATAACAGTCTGATGTCCCCACGCATACCGAACTGTAACTGAATAGTTCTTAGCAGCAGATCCACCAAAGTTATCATATGCTTCCAGTGTAAACGTAGAAAAACCAAGGTCGTCCTCGTCCGTCGCGTCTACTGGATAATCAGCTGGCTTTTGCCACGTAACAGTAATGTCTTCTCCGTCAGCAATATCTGTGGTCTTGGAGAATGTACACAACTGGGCATTCTTGATTCTGTACTTTACAGTATCACCATCTTCGTCTGTTGCACCAGAGAAGTGAATAGTTTCGACCTTACCCGCATAAGCTGTAGAAGGTACATTGTCTTCCAAATTAGAAATGTCTGGCGGATTGTTAGCAATAATGCTAACGTTCAGAGTACCATACTTAGACACGTTTCCAAGTTCTGTCTCTGCATAAGTTGTAACAACGATAACATCACCAACTTCGCCAACAAAAGAAACATCACCGGTTGCTGTAGCATTCGTTGTAGTAGGAGACTCTACAGGGATTCTAATGAAAGGTTCATCTCCTGTCTGATTACCAACATAATAGAAGGCAACGATAGGATCCTCAAAGCCACCCATCACAGATGCTGTAAACGTGTACGGATACGTAGTACCAGAACGTACAGACGTAGTACCAGTCACAGTGGGTGTTTCAACAACAGTCGTATTAAACTGATGAATAGCATCCACAGTACGCCGAGGCGTCATGTTTGTGGTATTGTCAGTACCTTCAATAGCTTGCTGGTACGTAGACAACTTAGACACACCGAGTACAGTCTCAGTAGCTTCAGTACTAAAGAAAGACTCAAGGGAACCAGCAGTGATACGCATCTCTACCCGCGTACCCGCAGGCCAGTCCTGTTGTACCGTATCTTCCTGTGCACGATACACACGAATGTATTTACCACCAGAACTATTGGTACCTGTCTCGAATGCCTTTACGATCTCAAGAGTATCATCTCCAACCAAAGTCAGATAGAAGTAATCTCCAGTTCCAGCAGTGATACTGGGAAACACAGAACTGTCAGCTACATAAAGATCACTAAACTTACCAGTGCTACTAATATAGATGCTCGATAGTGTAGAAGCAGCATTGTTTTTAAATAGAATAGCCATATGTTACTCCTACAGCTTCATGATATATGCCAAAGCATAGTAAGGGGGACGATTATCAAAAGACACAACCTGAGCAGTATGCGCGTGACTGTTATCCGTTACACCGTGTGTATGAGCCTGATTTCCACCAGTAGCACTTGTGGTAAAATCTTTGTCATACGCATCCGTCGTAACACCATTTCTTGATCCGTAATCAAAAATATGAATAGCGCCCCTGAGCGTATGCGTATGCGAGGGTATTTCATTAATCGTAAGCGCGTGGCCTTGGATCTGAATACCTGTAGCAGCAGGATTCACAGTAACAGCAGGAGACATGTTCTGTGAACCACCTGTATTACCCGGACTGTACGAAGAACCAGCACCAACGATAAACATATTTCTCAGGTCAGGCGTATCGTCAGACCCGTCACACAGATGCCAACCAGACGGTACGTTGTCCGCAGCACCAGCCCACATAGTAATGATGCCTCGCGGAAGGGCGATGGTAATAGCATCAAGAATAGACTGTGCTGTAAGACGAAGTTCTACTGGACTTCCAGAAGGAAAAGCTTTGGCAGCAGTACCTTCCTGAGCACGAGTCACAGTAAAGGTATCAGCAGTACGAGAAGTCACTTTCATAATTTCAAGCGTACCAGTCGTTTGGTCAACAACCGTCACCATGAAATAGTTACCACTTCCCGCCGTTGGAAACAAAGCACCTCCTCCCGGAGAAACAACGATCTGCGCATCAGACACAGTTACTGAACTAAAAAGTGTCGTTGCCGCATTGTTTGCAAATTGAATTGCCATTTATGTCACATCCTTCTGGAGGAAAAGTAAGATTAGGCCCATACACAGGACAATCACAATTACAGTCATAAAGCTTGATAGCGTCACCAACTTTAATTATAACGTCCACAACAGGCCATTCATGACCAGCTTCGATTACTGTAGCATTCTCAGAAATAACATTACCCCAAGGTTGGGTTTCTGCTATAGCTTCAATCTCAACAGCACCAAGCTGACCAATTACCACAGGAACAATCATATCCGTCCCAGCTTCACAGAACCATGCACGCTGTAGAATGTCAGCTTCAGTATCATCCATGTGCGTAACCGCTTCTATGGAAGTAACACCTATCCTACCTACAGTTTGCTTAGCCTCCATGTCTGTGGCTGCTTCTATCAACACACCCCTGATAATAATGTCAAAAGGAAGCTTATACATGGTAACGCGAGATACAATATTAGTTCCTACATCTGTGATAGGAATAATCTCTCTTATATCTCTGTTAGTCATGCTAGCTTCAGCCCACATAGGTACTTCGTGAGACTGAATACGAACAATAGTATTAGCTAGGAACTCTGCAACTGCATTAACAGTTACACCAGTTGTCATAATGACATTACCTTGTGTAAGCAGATCGACAATGGCATCTGCTGTGAGAGCACCAAGCTGAAGGGTGCCTGCATTTATCAAGGTAGTGTTGACAAGCATCCCATTTATAGGGTTCATTAATGTCATTGTCTACCTACCTAAGCATAAAGTATTACACAGTGGTACTGTCAGTGATACGGATGCTAGAGGTCTCAGCACGAATAATGAACTGGTCGCCAGCATCAACATCACGAGGACGTTCGTCCAGAGTTTGAGGATTACGAATAGCACCCCAAGCCAAGACATTGCCACCCGTCGCAGCATCCATAATAGCTACATGCGTAACACGTCCCCAGTTAGAGATAGCCACAGGGAACTCGATAGCAGAAGCATTCTTGACGACACTGCTAGCAGCCGTAGTGAAGTCCGTGTTCTCAGCCTTCACACGTTCATAGCCTTCGCCATCAACTTCTTCTTTAACAGGGCTATTATCAGTCAAGCCAGTCGGAGACGTGAACAAAGCCCAGTACTTAGCCGGAGTGTTATAAACGGTACCGTTAAACACATGGGCAAGAATCTTGTCATCAAGATAAGTACTAAAACCAGACATGTTATTTCCTTTAGAAAATTTTATGTTTAAGAGGGAGCATCGTCTTTGACTGAGCAACCCACGACTTGTAAGCCTTTGACTTAGCACGAGAAATGCCAGCACGGAACTTACGAATGTAGTAGTTCACAAGATTCGCTTTAGCCCAGACACGACTGGACAAACTATGCAAGTACGCCAACGCACCGGCAGCAATTGTTTCAGCCCAGTCTGTGTATAAGAACTTAGGAATCTCATCAGCTTCACGTGTAGGCTTAACTGCAGCAAGCATATGCAAAGCTTCAGGGATGTCTTCCATAGGAACACCAACAAGATGCATCGTGTTGGGATCTTCCATATAGAAGTACTTAGGATACTTATCCTTTCTCAAACGCCAGTCAGGAGAGTATGAATCCAAGTCCTGCCTATTCGTCTTTTCTACTTGGAACTGTCTCAACTGTCCCTCAACAGTATCACGAATAGTAACAGTTACTGGCATAACAATTGTAGCATCTTTATCTACGATGTTAATACCATACTTAGGTTCATCCTTTACCAAGTCACCACAATAAATTTCTTGTTGCCAAATGAGAGACTTTTCACAAAACTCTATACAAGCATTCCGTATAGCTTCTTTAACCATAGCTACAGGGCAACCATGAACGTCAGGACGGACATACTTATAAAAGTCTTCCCACACAGCATTATTAAGATGATCAATCATTTGTAGGCTGTGCCTCCCCTATGTTCGTAGGCAACTCATCAATCTTAGGCATAGCAATCACAGAAGCGTTATACTCTTGTCCAAGAGCTTGATAAAAAGATTGCATATATTGCTGTGCAATCTGTCTATCGTTAGATGACGTACTGTCTGTGCTATAAGCAAGGTACAGCATATAATCAACAAGAGGGCCACGGTAGTTACCGACAAGCTCAAGATCTTGTTGCATAGCTACATCTTCTTGCATGTCTGCAAACGATACGTACGGAGCAGAGTAAGCCATCTCGATGTAAACATCTTTGTCTTTAGCAACAGGAGGATTTACAAGGAACTGTCTTGGAGTCTTACGATCATAAATAAATTCGTAAACAACGTCAGATGCTTCTGCACGCCTCCAATCAGAGAAGTAATCAAGATCTCTACGTTCTACTTGAAAGATAGGTTCACCATAAGTAAACGTACCATCTTCCTCTTTGGTTGCATTACAATAGATGTCTATCAAAGAGTAAGCTTCATCAGGAAGAGTCTGACGAATACCGGGCTGCAACTTAACAACCTCAGTCTTTACCCACACATCAGGACGCATCGTAATCAGCGTATTGATAGCATCATCAAGAAACTCAAGGTACTGGTGCTTTGAGAGTCGAACATAGTCCATATCATTGTACAAAAGAGTTACCCTATCTATGATATTAGAGACTTTCATTATTACCCTCAAGTAAGCAGAATGTTAGACTAACTATTCTTACGCGGACGACCAGGACGACGCTTAACAATTTCAGGAATCTGAATACTGTTCAGAGAATCTTCAGTCATCTTAGTAACCTGTTCAGGCGTAGGAACAACTTCTTCCGTACCGTCAGGCTGTTCTTCAACATAACCAAGGAACGTATACGGATACGTAGGAATCTTTACCTCAACAGTAGACTGACGTCCAAACTCGTCAGACTTAGACTGATACGAAGTCGTATAGGCACGGTCAATACATTCACGCAGCATGTATTCAGGAACCACAACTTCCTTTCCATAGGGAGCCTGGAAGTTCTTATTGTTCACAGAAGCAAACACATAAGGACCAGCAGAAGGATTAGAAGACGTGTGGAAGATAACCCGACACTTACGAGTCGTCGGATCCACACCAGCGTGTTCCTGCCTCCAGTCCATAAGCAACGACACAGCGTGCTTACGGATAAGCTTGTTATCCTCAGTCAGAGGAATATGCAGGCCACGTTCAAAAAGCATGTCACGGATCTGCAAGTCAGAGGCCGTGTTGAGATCCATATCAGTAAAAGAAGTATTCTTGTTAGCCATAAAAGTTATACCTTATGTTAAAGTGTAGAGCTAGATGAAGCAGAGCTAGATACGAAAAAGGGGAGAACCCTTTGATAGTTGTTCTCCCCGTATGGGTCATGGCTTAGTACGCAGTCACCGCGACTTCGGCACGAACCATCCAAGCCTGATTGAGAATCACACAGGTCTGCATGGTCTTCCAAGCAACGTGAGCACGCTGAGCCAGCGGGTCAGATTCAGTGTGAGAAGGATTGATGATCACAGGAGTCAGAGACTCAGCACCCTTCAGGGGCACCAGACCATAAGCATCCTTCGCGAGGAAGAGGATGGGATACACGTCAGCCTTGGTGCCAGTGGTCGAAACCATCGTGTCACCAGCAGCGTTCGTCTTGTTACCACCCGCATCCGGCCAGCTCTTCATCAGAGTCGTGAAGAGGTAACGCACGCCTTCAACAGCACCGATTTCGTTTTCCCACGGACCAGCATTGCCATAATCCTTCACATCAATGAAGTGAGGCATCGAACGGATGTCAGCTTCACAGTCGGGATGGCACACAGCAACGAAGCAGGGAGCAACGGATTCAGTGTAGAAACGAGGCGTAGACTTGATCGAATCAGTGATCATACGCGCCTTCTGGTTCTTCAGCTTGCGCGTAATGCGACGCTGCAGAGGCAGAGAGATCGGCGTATTCACTTCAGCACGAGACGTACCGTTAGAGTATTCCACGTTGGTACCACCAAGCAGAACACCGATACGCATGTTTTCAACAGTTTCAGCGGCCTGTTCACCCACAATCTGAGTCACCTGTTCCATAACAGGGGAGTCGTTAGTGTCGAGCAGAACGTCAGTCATGGTCACGAGGTTGCCATACTGATGCACAGTAGCTTCAATGTCGGTGACAGTGAAGGTCTGAGCAGTAGGCGTAACACCTTCGGTCAGTTCCGTAGGCGTAGCATCGAGGGACTCGAAGCGACGGAACTTAGCAGTCTTCGTGCTCTTCGTCGGCAGGGGATAAGCCTGGCCAAACTTTTCAAACACGAGGTAAGGCAGAGCGCGAATGAGCATCTTAGCGACGACATAAACATTCGCCATCGTGGAAAGGGTACCCTGAGAAGCATCAGAGGTCGTACCCGTATGCATGATAGTATTCGGAGTAGAAGCCATTAGATTAAATTCCTAATTCAAAACGAGTTTAGCGCACACGTCTGCTGCGTTCATACTCACGAGCTAGGTCATCAAAAGTCTTTTCTTTTGGCTTAGCTTTCGGCTTAGAGCTAATATCAATAGGTTCCTTGCCAGTACGAACTGCCATAGCAGCGAGCACTTGTTTAACAATATCCTCAGTTTCAGACACAGTGTTATGCTGTGGAGCTGACTTAGGTGCCATAGTCGTACGAGGCTTAACACCACGAGCAGACTTGTAATCGTTCAGAAGAGATATGACTTCCTGTGCAGTTCCGTACTGATACACGTACTTGGCTCCATTCTGCATCACAGGAGGCAGACTGTCAATCCAAGTAAAGAGATCACCACTATCCAATATAGCATTAATATCAGGGTGGGCAGCACGAATAGCACTGAAATGCCTATCAGCTTCTGTTTGGAAAAGTTGCTGCTGAATAGGTTCAACGCGAGTCTTAAGTTCAGTCTCTACGTTTTTCTTTACAGCAGAAACCTTAGCATCAACAAGCGTCTTCACTGCGTTAGCAATCTCAGGATGAATCTCAAAGAGTTCCTTTACGTTTTCAGGAAGTTCATCTGGATCTTCCTTCTGCGCTACGGTCTGTTTCTTTTCCTCTTTGAGTTCTGAGTACTTACGAGACAGATCTGTGAGTCTGCTAGCCCACAGGTTATTCTGTGCTTCAGCATCACGCTTGGCCTTTTCATAAAGCTCTTTGTAATTCAGAGGAAGTTCAGTAGTCTCAGAAGACTGGGAGCTTTCTTCCGTAAGATCTTCTGAGGGCTGATCTTCTTCATCATCAGGCTGGCTTTCGACGTTTTCTTCTTCGGAAGAATCTTCAGGCTCACTCGTAATATCTTCAAATGAAGGCTCTGGCCTAGAGGGATCTTCATAAGACTTAGCAAGTTCGTCAAAGGCTTCCATAAAATCTTGGTTCTGTTCGGTCATAGTTTTATTCTTAGTTAGGGAGGGGTTAACCCTAAGTCCTAACTGGATTGGCTCATGAGCAAGCTATCCGAAAGGGGCTCACTCCCAAGTTCCAGTACATCCAAGAGCTTTTGTATTACACGTAGTTCACCGATGAGTCGGTCTACGTTATCTGTATTGTCAGGACTTAGCAACTTACTATACCTTTGGCTTCTCAGCACTTTAAGGTAAGTAACTATATTCCTTTGTAAATCGGCGTTGGCCGTGAGCCTGAAGGATTTCTCCAAGCTCACACGCCTACCGTTAAGTGGAGTATCAGTCATAGGCTTACGCCTGTACCTGTCCCTGATTCTGATTCGTTTCCATATCTTCCCTTAGTTGACGAAGACTCGTAATAAGAGCAGACGGACTGACACCTTCAGCACGAGCGGTCTCAACCATATCGGTCATCCACTCACGTTCTTCCTGAGCAGCCTTTTCTTGCTGCTGCTTCTGTACTTCAATTTCCTTATCCGTATAAACAAGATTATCGTCGGACAGATCAAGAGAATCTGCAATCGAACGGATAATGTTCGGACGCTTGACTGTACCCAGATCAGTAGGATTATTCGTAATCTGAGCAAAGTTAATCAAAGACTGCGCTCTGATTTCCTTAGCAATCAAAGAAGAAGTACCGCGAGCAACTACAGCATAGTCACCCTTGATGTCTGCATCACTGTTAAACTTCATGTTCCAGTGATACATAGCAGAAATGAAAGGCTTTGTGATACCGTCGTCAAAGTTCTTGACTTGATCCTTGATGGTAATATTAGCAGAACCCATCAACATAGACAAGCCAGAAGCAGTACGACCAGCAGCACCAGAAGGTTCTCCCCACATCTGACGAGGAATGGAAGTAACTTCATCCCCGTAGCTGCGGAAGAGTTCAATCATACGTTCAAACTCAGTTGTGTAACTAGGAAGCTGAAACACACGAATCGCAGGATTCGCAGCGTCTGCACCTTCACCAGTACGCATCCAAACTTTAAAGGGATATACGTCACGAGGATCTTCATCTTCGGACATAAGATCAAGGTTTACTTCAATCTGAGGTCCAGCAGAGATAGCTGCGTTATCAAGCATAGCTCTGAACGCACTATTAATAAGCTCCTGAACATCAGACATAATGGACGGAATACCTTCACCAAAGATAGAGGTTTCGTCCTTGTCATAGTAATAGAAGAAGTAAGGCCACTTAACGCCCTCCATAGGCATGAGAGACGCTTTAATAACGTGGTCGCCAAGTACCCAAATGTTTGCAGCAAGTTCAACTTGACCCTGCATACGTTCAGGAATATCTACACCTACTTCATTCAAATCGTCAGCATCAACAAAACCCCAGAACTCCAATACTTCATACTTCTTTGAGTGAGCAGCATCAGCGATACCACTGTCAATTACATCACCCATAGAAGTGAGTTGGTTCTCAAAGTCTTGTTTCTGATAGTCACCATCAGGATTCTCAGTAAGATACGTAGCGATAAGGTCTCCGTTAAAGTCAGACCTTTTCGCTAAGCCTATTACGTCATGCTTGTCCATCTTTCTACGCTGAATGATAAATCTACATTCAGACGGACAAGTCGATTCCATGTCCGGGTAAATATCCCAGATACGTACGTTTTCAATGAACGGAGTAATCGAGTCATAGTCCTGAAGAATCCACTTCTCTTTGTCTCCATTCTTTTCCTTTTTGTAGTACTGACGGTTTTCAGAAATAGAAACAAGCGGGCCTTTGAGAATACCAGTACCGTACAGATTACCAGAATGCAGAACATCTCTCATAATCTCACGATACTTAAGCTCAGCAAGCTGATCTTCGATAACCTTAGACATCTTGTTGGCTTGACTCTTAGCTTCGTCTTGCATCAAGACGTAAAGCTGTTCAGAAGAAATCTGTTGTCCTTGTTCTTGAGAAACAAGTTCAAGGATTGCTTTTTCTTTCTGAGTACTAAATTGTGGAATAGGTGTAGGTTCAATTCCCCAGTTCTTATCACCATTCGCAGGGAACAGCAAGTCAGAAAGCCTACTGTCTACAGTCTTTACTTTCGTACGAGTCATGCGTACAAAAGCCTTACTGCGAAGAGGATCCATACGTTCTAGAACTTCTGGAGAGTAGATACCTTTGTATTGGCGAAGAGCATTCAACCACTTTTCTTCAATAGTCTTACGCGCACTGTCCGATCTTTCATAAGCATCTCGGACAAACGCAGCCAAACCTTGTGGCGTTTCAGGTGCTCCTTCGGTATCTTCTGTTCCATTGTCTTCGTCTACTGTCATCTTAGAAGAAACTTCTTCGAGAAAGTCTTCTACATCTTTATCAGTAGCTGCATCAACAACAGTTCCAGAACCGAAAAAATCTTTTTCAGTCATGATTCTTAGTAGCCTCCAATCTGGCTAGCAGCGCGATATTTACGTTGTGTGTTAAACAAGAACTTCTTTTCACGCTTATGGACATACTCCATCATAGCGTACTGTAAAGCATCATGAATATGCGAGTACTCATTCTTAACAGGAGATGCCTTATAAAGAATACCGTTTACAGTCTTAGACTCAGCATACTTGTATTCTGAGACAAAACCTTTTCTTAGAGCCACACACTTAGGCCCAAGTTTAAAGCGTCCCTTCAAGCGAAGGAACTGAGCAACGGATTCAAAACGTGGAGTCCAGTTGTTTGTTTTGCCAAGCTTAGCAGGCAAGTTACATTCTTTAAGAATCTCCATGCCAGACTTAGCATCATTCATAGATCTCTGCGATGTTGCAGGGTCACACACAACTTTAAAGTTATTCACAATCCAAGGGTATTCTGCTGTAATCTTAGGCCAAAGATGTTCTTCACAAAATTCTTTCAAAGAACAGTTGTCTGTGCAGATCTCATCAAAGACAAGCACAGTACCGTCAGGAGCTTGTTGTGTAAAAGCAGCTGAAGGTGTGAGACCTTGGTCCATACCAATTACAACAGGAACACCACGAAGAGGAAGCATTTCATCATCTACATGATGTTCAAGATCACTATAGTCTTTGTAGACAGGTTTACCTTTCTTAACTTCACCATAGTTGTTCATGACGTTGACGTTGATGAAATCTTCGTCAGCACCCATGCACATGGTTTCATAGTAACCTTTGTCTAGATTCTTTAAGTTCTCTGCTTCAGGGTTAAGTACAAGTTTACCGTCAACTTTAATCATAGCAGGAGGTTGACGATAAAAGCTATGACCTTCTGGCTTATCTTCTTCTGCAAGTCTGTAAAGCCAGTGGTCAGTACTTACTGCGTTGTAGTCAAGAATAATAAACGGATTAACAGGCCCGCCATCTTTCATAGCAGGGTATCGTTTAAAACGTGTCTTGACTAGTTGGAAAGTTCCTTCTGATAGTTCAGAAGCTTCGTTAAGGTGAGCAGAGGTAACTTCAAGAGAACGAAGCTTTTCAGCAGAACGATCATCGTCAACAGCTATAAACAGAACTTCAAGGTCGACCTTTGTTCCGTCAGCTAAAGGATACTTAATCCTGCCGACGATGGGGGTAGAATATGTAATAGTGATCTTGTCTTTAAACCATGACAACCATGTTTTGATTGTGGTTGACTTCAGGGCAGGATATGTAGCACGAACAACAAGGTGTCTACTATGTCTTACCCCATGCTCATCTGGTTTCTGACGCATAGCATTAAAGAACGCTTGAAAGATACAGCCTGAGGATTTGCCAGAACCTACAGGCCCCATCACGAACAAATATGGATTAGGATCACGATGAACCTTTGCAAACGTTGGCAGGACTTGATAATCAATATCCATAACAGCCCTTACTGATTTTCTTTCACCAAATCCTTAAGCCCAGCAGGAGCTGTGTCTTCATCCGGGAAAGAGATGTTTACGTTGATAACTTCACCAGCGTTCGGATTAAAGTCCATAGCTTTCATCTTTGGCTGGTAGTAAGAGAGGAGTTCAGTAGCGATCTTAATCTTTTCAGTACTGTTTGTTTTTGCAGACCTAGCCAGATGCACAAGTTCTTTGATAGGATCGTACCCAAACTCAAAGCGAAGACGACGAAGAAGTTCGTCTCCCTTGGTACAACCCTTCCCATCAGGAACAACAGCAGAAGGACTAGGCTTCTTCAGAAGAGGTTTTACAGAGTCTTTCTTCATCAATATCACCTGAGTCAGAGCGTTCAAGCAAGGTAGCTATCTTCTCTGCGTATGTTTTTAAAAGGAACTGAAAGTCAGAAGAAGTAATGTCTTCACGCAGTCTACAGAACTCTACAATGATAAAACCAAACACCATGCCATCATCGGTCATGAGGGGTTCTAAAGCAAAGGACGTTACCTTATGTCCTTTCAGTAAAGTATACGTAGACATGTCGAACTTACGTAACCTATCAATGTTTAGAACAACGTTGGGGTCAAACCCAAACGAAGCGTTCGTTAGATATGAATATGCAGACACAGGCAAGTTCAAGAACTCAGGTTGTGCTGGCTTCAACCCTGGACGAACTGCTTCATGTGTACACGACATCTTAGCAAAATCAATTCCAGAAAGATTCTGGCAACCATTGTGGAATTGAATAACAGCTGCTCTGTCTGCATTTAGTTCTGTTTTAAGATGTCTAAGCTTCGTAAGTACGCGCTCATTCATATCTACTAACGAAGGGAAGTCCTTGGCAAACTTTAGAACTTTATCTTTAGCTACACGTTTAAGATAAGATGATAAAGCTGCACACTCATATAAAATAAGTGCAGTTCCTCCAAGCATTGCTAGGGATATGTAGTCGGCGTCTTTTACTAGGCTTGACAGGCTGTTT